AAGGCATAGAAGTGTCAAAGTCTCGATAATCGCCCTCCATGAATTTGTCGGAAAACCCACGGAGTGAAGTGACAATGTTGTCGACGTCTGTGGAATGCATATTGCTGCCGATGGCGGTACAGAAGAGGTCACTGTGTTCCACCATCAGGGTATAGAAGGGCATCAAGTACATTCGGTTGACAAGCGTGGACTCGTAGGACGACATGCAGAAAACACGAGTCTTCCTGTCAAGAACCTTGGAATAGGCTCGAGGCTCATCCTTGAGTTGAGCGCCCAACAATGGCATAGCATTCTCACCTCTCTCGTACGCTAGCACTTGCTCAAGAACCTGTTCCTGCACGTCTTTGCACGGCAACACAGCATCTTCTTTCCATGTCATTGGAGCATCCTCGACATAAAGTCGCTTGGCACCAGCCCAGGCCCATCCACCAGAAGTGGAAAGTGCCATAGCCCGGGCATAGAAATCCTGAGGACTTCCATTCTGCGCAACACTAAGGGGAACCGGGTTAAGACAAGTGATGCCTCTGGACTGAAGCCCCGTGATAAGGTGCGAAGAAATGACCTGGATGGTCTCCCTGAGTATGCCGGGATCTAGAGATTTTCCGACCTTCCCACACTTACGGATGAAATGATTGTAGGGCGACTGAAACTCATTGGTATCCTTGTTTCGTCCTGCACCGAAAAGTGGGGGTGCAAACTTGGGCAATCGAGAGGTGTCCCAAGGACTGGAACCAGTAAGTCTCTCTGCGTGATTCAACAGCTTAGATTGACGTAGACGTGATTTCCCGAGTTTCTGGGCCTTGTACTTCGAGAGTTTTCCGCGTACGATAAGCCCTGATATTGGCTCGAAAGAAAGTGGCGATCGTTTGCTGGGAACTTCGAATGAAGGTTCCAACTCGATTGGCAAGCGGAGTGATCCTTCGGAACAAACACCCAGCGTTGGAGTAGTCTTCGAGACCTGTGCAATACCATGGTCAGCAAGCTTCTGTGATATAGGCACGCTGTAGCACCTGTCCATACTCGCACTGGCTGCTGCGTGTAAACCAGCAAGCACCATTCCTCCGCCTGTCTTCAGGTAGATTGGAGTTCCACATAAGCCTTCGTAATGTTCAGGGTAGGAATAAGTGTAAGTGTTCGTTAAGTGATAAGGTTGAA